ATAAATTAAGACAAGAGAGTATTCATGGGCAACTAAGAGTTTCCGTGAGAGCTCGTTACCTATGAGGGGGTTGGTGCTACAAAGAAATGGGAGCGGATAGAAACCTATGGTCCAAAGCTTGTAGAAAATATTGTACAGGCTACTGCTCGTGATTTATTGGCTGAAGCTATGCTTAAGGTAGCTGATAAAGGTTATGACATAGTTATGCATTGTCATGATGAAGTTATTATTGAAGCACCAGTAAATTTTGGTTCACTGAAAGAAGTATCGGACATTATGGCTATTGCTCCAGCTTGGGCAGAAGGCTTACCACTTAGGGCAGATGGTTATGAGTGTAATTATTATAGAAAGGATTGATGGCAAGTGCAAGATTTTATAAAAAAACTTAAACAGTACAAAGAACTGTTACCAAAGAATACTATTAAAACTTTAAGGGGGCAGGCACTTGCAGGAGACCTCTTAGGAGCTAAAAAAGGATTAGAAAAATTGAAGAAAAGAATTCAGGGTGGTGAAAGTCTATGCTAAGCAACGAAGAGTTGTTCTTATTAGGAGATATAGATACCTTGTATGAAAGGAATAAGAAGCTTATGTACCACATAGCTAATAAGTTTTCAAATCTACAGTTTGAATATGATGACTTTATTGGTTGCGGTGATTTAGCTTTCACAAAAGCCTTGAAAAAGTTTAATTCAGATAAATGTAAATGGGCTACATACTTTAGCAGTATTATGGTCAATGAAATTCTAATTATGAACCGTAAGAGGAGTAAAGAGGTTCAATTAATATCCTTAGATACAGTTATTTGTGAGGATAATGATTTCAATACGTTAACCATACAAGAGGTAGTTCCTTCAAGGGAAGATGTTATGGAGAAAGTTGTGAACCTAATAATCTTAGATGAAATACTTAAGGAAGTAGCAATTTCATCATCTATGAAGTCAGAGATATTTAAGCTATATTTGCTTGGAGTTAGGCAGAAAGAGATAGGTGAAAAGTTTAATTTAAGTCAATCTTACGTTAGTAGGTTGATTAAAAATATGACCACAGGTTTTAAAGCAGCTTATGAAAAAGGCGCTTGTTAAAACTAAAGGGGAGGAGTGAGTAGATGTGATAATATCAGTAGCTAACAGTAGAACCTCAAGACATTGGAAAAACATAAATGTTTCTTGGGATGAGTTTTTAGACAAGGTTAAGACAACTATAAGGACAGCTGAAAGTATCGAAGAGTATAGAAAACTTTCGAAGCCTAAACAAGATGAAGTTAAGGACGTTGGAGGTTTTGTAGGTGGAAACCTTCGTGAAGGTAAGCGAAAAACTGGGTTTATAGATTATCGTTCTATGCTTACTTTGGATATGGATTATGCAGATGCTGGTGTGTGGGAGCAGATAACTATGTTTTATGATTTTACTTGCTGTATTTATTCCACTCATAAACACACAGCAGATAAACCAAGGCTTAGATTAATTATACCTTTATCAAGAAATGTTACAGCAGATGAATATACCGCTGTAGGTAGAATGGTAGCTTCAGATATTGGGATAGAGCAGTTTGATGATACTACCTACGAACCAACGAGATTAATGTATTGGCCATCAACTTCATCTGATGGAGAGTTTGTTTTTGAAAAGCAAGTAGGTATTCTTTTAGACCCAGACAAGGTGCTTTCAAGATATATGGATTGGCGTGACAGTAGTAAATGGCCTGTGTCATCAAGGCAGACAAGCATTGTAAAACATAGCATTTCGAAGCAAGCTGATCCATTAGAAAAGGACGGTTTAATTGGAGTATTCTGCAGAAGTTATTCTATTGGAGCGGCTATTGATAAATTCCTATCCGATGTTTACAAGCCAAGTTTACTTGAAGGTAGGTATGATTATATTCCTGCTGATTCAACTGCTGGTGTACTTATTTATGATGATAAGTTTGCTTTTTCACATCATGCCACAGACCCAGCTTGCAGCAAGTTATGTAATTCCTTTGATTTGGTGAGGATTCATAAATTTGGAGAACTCGATGGTAAAGCAGATGAGGATACAGCTCCATCAAAGCAACCATCCTTTAAGGCTATGCAGGAGTTATGTATAACTGATGAAAATGTTAAAAAATGCCTAGCACAGGAGAGAATAGAGCAAGCAAATACAGAATTCACAATAGTTGATGATAACTGGCAAGAAAAGCTTTATATAAATAAAAATGGACAGATAAAAGATGATTTGCAAAATTTAGTTCTTATTATACAGCATGATGAGAATTTAAAAGGTATAGCCTACAATCAGCACCGTGATGGAATTGATGTAAAAGGTAAATTACCATGGAAACAAGTGAAAAATGGGTGGAATGATTCTGATATGTCTGCGCTTAAGGTGTATTTTGATAAAACCTATGGTGTTTGGTCACCAACAAAACTAAAAGAAGCACTGATAGCAGTTGCGGCAGAAAGATCCTATCACCCTGTAAAGGAATATTTAAATGCACTTCCAGATTGGGATGGCACAGAGCGGCTTGAGACACTTTTGATTGATTACTTAGGAGCAGAAGATAATGAATACTCAAGAGCAGTTATAAGGAAAACACTTGTGGCTGCAGTAGCTAGAATTTATGAGCCAGGCACAAAGTTTGACAGTGTCTTAATACTTAATGGACCACAAGGTATAGGGAAAAGTACCTTCTTTTCAAGGCTTGGTAGTAAGTGGTTTTCAGACAGCTTAACTATAACTGATATGAGAGATAAAGCTGGGCCTGAAAAGCTACAGGGATATTGGCTTTTGGAACTTGGGGAACTGGCGGGAATAAAGAAAACAGATGTAGAAACTGTAAAATCCTTTGTTTCAAGAACGGATGATAAGTATAGAGCTAGTTATGGGGTTAATGTTGAAAGTCACCCAAGGCAATGTGTAGTGGTTGGAACAACAAATAGTGAAAATGGATTCTTAAGGGATATTACAGGAAACCGTAGATTTTGGCCTGTAAGAGTTAGTGGAGATAGTATAAAAAAAGCATGGGATTTAAAAGACATAGATCAAATATGGGCAGAAGTACTGTATGTGTATAGAAAAGGTGAGGATTTATTCTTAAAAGGTAATGAAGCACAAATAGCTATATCACAGCAGGCTGATGCTATGGAAACAGATGACCGTGAGGGATTAGTGCGTGAGTATCTAGAAAAATTAATACCAGAGAATTGGAATGCCATGGATTTATATGAACGCAGGAACTTTTTAGGTGGTGGTGAATTTGGTACTGCTACTGTAGGAACGGTAAAGCGTAATATTGTTTGTCCTATGGAGATTTGGTGTGAGTGTTTTGGAAAAGATTCAGCTAATCTTAAGAAGTCAGATTCTTATGAGATAACTGCAATAATGTCTAGAATTGAAAATTGGAAACCTTACGATGGTACAAAGAGTGGTACAACAAGATTTTCAATTTATAATAAACAAAGAGCATTTAAGAGAGTGGAACAGGAATGATTCTGATAATGCTTATTCCTAAATCTCAAGGAATGAGGGGAATGAACCGCTAGGTTGTACCAAAGGATTGTTCCAGTAAAGAAATTAGCAAAATAGCTAGTTTTAGATGTATGGTGGAACAAGGTACAAGAGTGTCTATTTAGATAAATAATAATAAATAAGTAGTATATGTCATGTAATATGTTATATAAGGCGCGATAGAGTTTTTAGTACCTTTGTTCCACCTCTTGTACCACAATAAATTTAAGGAGAGATTTTATGGAAAACATTATAGAAAATATTTTAAAAGATGATTTTGTAGAATATACAAAAGTTTATGAAATAGCAGCACTTCATGGAATGATGAAAAAAGAAGTTAAAAAAGTAAAAGAGAAATTAGGTGTCCAAACAGTGACATTAGTGAATGGAGAGGAAAGACTGTGGTTATGGTATATTCCGAAAAACATCTGGAGCAGGTACTTACCAAAGAAGTAAAAAAGCGTGGAGGGTTAGCATTAAAGTTTATTTCACCTGGAATGTCAGGTGTTCCAGATAGATTAATTATGATGAAAGGTGAAAGGATTGCTTTTATTGAGCTTAAGGCTCCTGGAAAGAAAATGCGACCACTTCAAATAAAAAGAAAAAGACAACTAGAAACATTAGGATTTTTAGTCTATTGCATAGATAACAAGGATCAGATTGGAGGTGTGCTTGATGAAATATGTGCCACATGACTATCAAAAATATGCTGAGGAATTTATTATAAATCATCCTGCTTGTGCCTTAATGTTAGATATGGGACTTGGAAAAACAGTTATAACATTAACAGCTATATGGCTTTTACTATTTGATTATTTTGAGTTTTCAAAGGTGCTTGTAATTGCTCCATTAAGAGTAGCACAGGATACTTGGAGCAAAGAGTGTGAAAAATGGGAGCACTTAAATGGACTTAGAATTTCTAAAATATTAGGTGCTGAAAAAGAAAGAAGAGCTGCTGTAGTTAGAAGTGCTGACATTTATATTATTAATCGTGAAAATGTTGAGTGGCTTTGTGATAATTATAAATTTGATTTTGATATGGTTATTATTGATGAACTATCAAGTTTTAAATCATCTACAGCTAAAAGGTTTAAGTCACTTAGAAAAATCAGACCTCAGGTAAAAAGAATAGTTGGACTTACAGGAACACCAGCACCAAATAGCTTAATGGATTTGTGGAGTGAGATAAATTTACTAGATATGGGAGAAAGACTAGGAAGGTTTATTAGCAACTACAGAAATGAGTATTTTGTTCCAGACAAAAGGAATCAGCAAGTAATCTTTAGTTATAAACCAAGAGAAGGATCTGAAGAGCAGATTTATAATAAAATTTCTGATATCTGCGTTAGCATGAAAGCTTGTGATTATTTGAAGATGCCAGAGAGGATTGATAATGTTGTTGAGGTTCAAATGTCAGAAAAGGAACAGGCACTATATAAAAAATTAGAAAATGAAATGCTACTTCCTTTTGCTGATGGAGATATAGATGCAGTAAATGCGGCAGCTCTTTCAAATAAGTTACTTCAAATGGCAAATGGTGCTGTCTATGATGAATTTAAAGCAGTAAAAAACATTCACAACAAAAAGCTAGATGCTTTAGAGGATTTAGTTGAAGCAGCTAATGGAAAACCTGTACTTATCTTTTATGCCTACAAGCATGACAAGGATAGGATAAAAGAAAAATTTAAAGTTACAGAAATACAAACAAGTGCTGATATAACAAAATGGAATAAGGGAGAAATATCAATTGCAATAGCACATCCTGCATCTACTGGTCATGGCCTAAATCTTCAAGGTGGTGGTTCTACAGTAATATGGTTTGGACTTACTTGGAGTTTGGAACTCTATCAGCAAGCTAATGCAAGACTATGGAGACAGGGGCAAAAAGAAACAGTGGTTATTCATCATATTGTTTCTAAGGGAACTATTGATGAGCAAGTGATGAATGCACTTCAGAAAAAACAGACAGGTCAAGATGCTTTAATTAATGCAGTTAGAGCAAGAATTGGGGGTGGTACTAATGACTAAACAAGAATTATCACAGCTATATTATTTAAATAGAGAAATTGAACAACTAAAAAATAGAATAGTAGAGTTAGAGTGTGTTGCCACCTCTACTTCTTCAAGAATAACAGGTATGCCTCATGCTTCAGGCATTTCAGATAAAGTTGGTAGATATGCTGCAGAGATTGCTGATCTTAAGGAACTACTAGACCTAAATTTAAAGAAGTGTTTCTATGAACTTAATAGACTTAATAGGTACATAGAAAGTATTGAGAATAGTGAAATGAGGATGATTTTAAGTTTAAGATATATTAATGGCTTAAGTTGGCAACAAGTAGCATTTAGCATAGGTGAACATGATGAACAGTATCCAAGAAGAAAACATAATAAGTTTCTTAAACAAAGTAAAGTTGACGAAAATGACGAATTAAAAGTGATAAACTAATAACATAGAAAAATATAGATTGAAGCATCTGCTGTGGAAATAGTGGATGCTTTTTATTTCGGAGGAATAGATATGGCTATTCATAAATGTAGAAAATGTATATGGAGTAATAAAATTAGTAATAGCCTTTTGTACTGTATTTTTCCAAGGTGCATTGTGAGAGAAGAAATAGCAGAGAAGGTTACTACTGCAAAGGAGAATGCAGTTGTTCCTAAAGCTAGAACAACTTGTGATGACAAAAGGAAAAGGAGAAAGAGAAATGTGTCCAAGAAAACCAAGAAAGCCTTGTAAACATCCAGGTTGTCCTAATCTTACAGAAGAGAACTATTGTGAGGAACATGGAAAACTTTATGTTAATGAAAGAGGTAGTGCTTCAAGTAGAGGTTACGATAGTAGATGGAGAACAGCTAGAAATAGATTTTTAAAAGCTAATCCTTTGTGTATTAAATGTAAGGCACAAGGTAAGCTTACTAAAGCAACTGTTGTTGACCATATTAAACCACATAGAGGTGACAAGGTATTGTTTTGGGATGAGAGCAATTGGCAGCCACTTTGTAAGAGTTGTCATGATACTAAAACAATGACTGAAGATAGATATAAAGAATATAAGTTTTGAACACGGTCATTTTTGAACAGGGTAGGGGGTATTAGATCTCTACGAAGGACAAGCTGGTGACCGCCGCCCCCTCTTGCGTGAATTTTCGCAGAATTAAGCAAGGGGGGTACTATAAAATCGCATAATAGAAAGTTCAAATTAAGTAGCTACAAAGGTTTGTGGTTACTTTTTTAATTGCGTAAAAGTTTATGAAAGGAGCAACTCATATGACAGCTGATGAAAAAGAAAAAATTAAAGAGCTAAGATTGAAAGGTATGGGATATAAAGGCATTGCCAATCTTTTAGGATTAACTAGAGATAGTGTTAGAGGATTTTGCAAACGTAATGGATTAGATGGAGATTCATGTGTAGTTGCTCTTAATGTTGAAGAAAAAATAAAAAGAAATCTACTTTGTGTTTGCTGTGAAAAACCAATTAAGCAAAAGGAACAAGGTAGAACTAGGAGATTTTGCTCCGAGGAGTGTAGGCGTAAATGGTGGCGTGAAAATCAAAGCGAAAGAAATAAAAGTGATGATGCCACTTACCAATATACATGCCCACACTGTGGTAAAGAGTTTAGTGTTTATGGTAATAAGAAAAGGAAGTACTGTAGCCATAACTGCTACATAAAAGATAGATTTTGGAGGGACGATAATGGAGTTTAAAAAATTGCAGATAGATTCACTTGTGCCTGCTGAATATAATCCAAGGAAAAAATTAAAGCCTGGTGATAGTGAGTTTGAGAAGATAAAAAACAGTATAAATGAGTTTGGATATGTGGACCCTGTTATTGTGAATAAGGATTTAACAGTAATTGGTGGTCATCAGAGAATATCAGTATTAAAGACACTTGGAGTTACCGAAATTGACTGTGTAATTGTTGATGTTGATAAGACTAAAGAAAAGGCGTTAAATGTTGCACTTAATAAAATTAGCGGTGAGTGGAATAAGGAATTACTTGCAGATTTAATTAAGGATTTACAATCTTTAGATTATGATACATCATTTACAGGTTTTGACCCACCAGAAATTGATGCACTGTTTAATGAACTACACCCTAAAGGTGTGAAAGAAGATGGCTTTGATGAGCCACTTCCTGAAACACCAATTACAAAGCAAGGTGATATTTGGATATTAGGTAGACATCGTTTAATTTGCGGTGATAGTACAAAACTTGAAACCTATGAAAAGCTTATGGAGGGGAAGAAGGCAAATTTAGTTATAACTGACCCACCCTATAATGTTGCATATGAAGGTACTGCTGGTACAATTCAAAATGATAATATGGATGATAAAAAGTTCTATGAGTTTCTGCTTAATGCTTACAAAGGCATGTATGAAAGTCTTGCAGATGGTGGTTCAATTTATGTATTCCACGCTGATAGAGAAACTGTTAATTTTAGAGTGGCATTTAAAGATGCAGGATTCTTCTGCCATCAAACTTGTATTTGGGTAAAGAATTCACCAGTGCTGGGGAGATGTGATTATCAATATAATCATGAACCAGTACTTGTAGGTTGGAAACCTACTGCTGGGCATAAGTTTTATGCAGACAGAAAACAGAGAACTACTTGGAATTTTGATAGACCTACAAAATCAAAGTACCATCCAACAATGAAGCCAATAGTTTTAGTAGCTTACCCAATTACAAACTCAAGTTTAACTAATTCTATTGTTGTTGACCCATTTGGTGGTAGTGGTTCTACTCTTATTGCCTGTGAACAAACAGATAGAATTTGCTATACCATAGAGCTTGATGAAAAGTATGCAGATGTTATTGTTGCAAGATATATTGAACAGGTTAATTCTGATGAAGGTGTGTTTCTATTAAGAAATGGTGAGAAAATTAAATATGCTGATATTCAAAAGGAAGGTTGTGATTAATATGACCTTCCTTGATTTTTGTGCTGGTATAGGTGGATTTAGATTGGGGTTAGAACTAGCAGGGCATAAATGTATTGGATTTTGTGAAAAAGATAAATTTGCGGTTAAATCATATAAAGCAATGTTTGACACGGAAGGAGAGTGGTATGCAAATGATGTTACAGAACTTAGATCAGAAGAAATTCCAAAAGCAGATATTTGGTGCTTCGGATTCCCTTGCCAAGACATATCAGTGGCAGGAAAACAACGAGGACTCAGAGGAAAAAGAAGTGGAATCTATTTCAGCATTATTGACCTCATCAAAGGCAAAGCAGAAGAAGAAGATAAACCCACATACTTACTTATTGAGAACGTTAAAAACCTGCTCTCAATTAATAATGGATTTGACTTTGCCACCGTTCTCTCTGAACTGGACCAAGCAGGGTATGACACACTCTGGCAGGTGCTTAATTCTAAAGACTTCGGAGTTCCTCAAAACCGAGAGCGTGTGTTCATTATCGCAAATCTTAGAAGTAGAGGTAGACGAGAAATATTACCTCTCAGCAGAGAAAACACAGCAGCTCTTAAGCAAATTATAGGTGGAATGCAAGGCTATAGAGTTTATGATTCTGATGGTGTTTCTGCAACTCTTGTTGGTAATGCTGGTGGAGTTGGTGCAAAAACAGGTCTTTACTTTATAGATCAATCAACTACAAAGACACAAATTACAGATACATCAAGATGTATTACATCTCGTTATACAGCAGGAGTGGTAAATAGAACTGCTATGAACAGTGGAGTTCTTGAAGCTTATCCTATTCTTACTCCAGATAGAGAAGAGAAAAGACAAAATGGAAGAAGAATGAAGAATGCTGATGAGCCTATGTTTACCTTAACTGGTCAAGACAGGCATGGAGTTGCTATTAAAAATGCGACAAAGAAAGGTTATGCAGAAGCTGATATTGGAGATGGCATATACCTAAACTTCCCTAATAGCACCACTAGAAGAGGGAGAGTTGGAAAGGGCATAGCTGGAACGCTTGATACTTCTTGTGCAGTAGGAACACTTGATAAAAATTATCGCATTCGCAGGTTAACTCCCAAAGAATGCTTTAGACTTCAGGGATTCTCAGATGAACTGTTTCAGAAAGCAAAAGCTGTGAATTCAGATGCCCAACTCTATAAGCAAGCAGGTAATGCAGTAACAGTAAATGTTGCATATGCAGTGGCTATGACACTACAAAAAGAGTGATTTTATTTGATAGAATCTCGCATATATAACTGGCTATATACACCTTTCAGAGGTAATATGTACACTACCAAAAGGTAATAAACACACTTTGAAAGGGGTAGAAAACATTGAAAAACCAAACAATTGGTGTAGAAATTGAAATGACAGGAATTACTAGAGAAAAAGCTGCTGAGGTGGCTTCAAATTTTTTAGGTGGACAGATTGAAAGAACATTTGATAGCTATGATACCTACAAGGTAACAGCACCAGACAGAAGGGTTTGGAAGATAATGAGTGATGCCAGCATTAAAACAATGAAAAATGAAAAAGGTAGACTTGCTTCAGCAGACAGAAGTTACAGCGTTGAATTGGTCACACCGATTTTAAAGTATGATGAGGACATCGAAACTTTACAAGAACTTATTAGACAGCTTAGGCACGCAGGAGCAGTTAGCGAAAGCAGATTACAATGCGGTATACACATTCACATAGGTGCAAAAGAACATACACCAAACACGCTAAAGAACTTGGTTAACCTTATGGCTTCAAAGGAAGATTTAATTTACAAGAGCCTTGAGATAGACCCTGCAAGAGTAAGGTATTGCCAAAAGGTTAATGAGAATTTGATTGGAACTATAAATAAGAAAAAGCCAAAAACACTAACAGACCTTGCTGATATTTGGTACAGCGAGTACGGTGTTGAAAATAGACAACGTCATTACCATACAAGCAGATATCATGGACTTAACCTGCACAGCACTTTCACAAAAGGAACTATCGAATTTAGACTTTTCAACGGGACCATGCACGCAGGGAAAATTAGAAGTTACATTGTTTTCTGCCTAGCAGTAAGCCACCAAGCATTAAACCAAAAGAGTGCAAGTGCAAAACGTACCCACACTGATAATGAAAAATATACCTTTAGGTGTTGGCTGCTTAGATTGGGACTTATAGGAGATGAATTTAAAAATTGTAGACAGCACCTTATGAAAGCACTTGATGGGGATGCAGCTTGGAGAACACCAAGAGTTGCTTGAAACTAAAATAACAGCCACAGAGGGAAACACAGCCCCCTTTGTGGAAAACAGAATAGTATAGAAGGAGAAATGATAGAATGGTAGGAAAAACAAAGTTCTATGGGGCTTATGGTTCAAATATGAATTTAGAACAAATGAGTCATAGATGTCCCAAAGCTAAGGTTGTAGGATTTGGAATACTTGAAGATTACAAGTTAACATTCAGAGGAAGGTATAAAGGTGTTGCAAACATTGAACCTTGCAAAGGTAGAAAAGTACCAATTGTTTTATGGGAAATTACAGAGGATTGTGAAGTTGCGCTTGATTTATATGAAGGTTATCCTAATTTATATATAAAGGAAGAAGTTGGGGTTATGGTAAAAGGTAAACCTAAAACAGCAATGGTGTATATTATGGCTAGAGAATATACCAATATGGTAGCAGCTCCTACAGAATATTATTTTAACGTAATTGCTAGAGGGTATTCTGATAACGGAATTGATTTAAAACCACTGCAAATTGCATATTCAGAATGCTTATTTGAACTTAGATAGTGGATTTAATTATGGATAAATTTTTTACACAGAAAACATGTGATAGATGTGGTTGCTCTTTAGAGAAAGGCAGAATAATGTCAATGTTTAATACGGATTGCATTTGCATGGATTGCTCTGAAAAAGAGAAAAAGGATAAGGATTATGAGAAGGCAGTTAAGGCTGATCACGAAGAAATCAAGAAAGGTAATTATAATTACAAAGGCATTAGAGGTTAAATAGAAAGTTATGTTAAGGGTCTACAAATTGTAGGCTCTTTTCTTGCGATAAATTTTAAAGATTGGGGGTGAAACCTATGGCACAAAGAGGAAGAAAGCCAAAGCCAACTGCAGTAAAGGAACTTGAGGGCAATCCTGGTAAAAGACCACTTAATGAATTTGAACCAAAGCCTCAGAAAAAAGCACCAAAGTGTCCTACTTGGTTAGATGTAGAAGCTAAAAAAGAATGGAGAAGGGTAGCTAAACAGCTTGAGGAACTTGGTATATTAACAGAAGTTGATATGGCAGCCTTTGCAGGATATTGTGAAGCTTATGCACGTTGGAAAGAGGCAGAAGAATTTATATCAAAACATGGAACAATTGTAAAAACACCAAGTGGTTATTGGCAGCAAGTGCCACAGGTGTCTATTGCCCAAACTTATCTTAAGATAATGATTAAATTCTGTGAACAATTTGGTTTGACACCATCTTCTAGAAGTAGAATTGTTGCAGACAAAGGTTCTAATGATTATTTAGACCCTATGGAAATGATGCTAAGGGGCGAGGTGAAATAATGTATGATGAAGCAAAGGCAAAGCACGCTGTTAATTTTATCAACTGCTTAAAGCATACAAAAGGTCAGTGGAGAGGTGTTCCTTTCGATTTACTACCTTGGCAAGATAAAATCATCAGAGATATATTTGGCAATGTAAAAGAAAATGGATATCGTCAGTATAATACTGCTTATATAGAAATTCCTAAGAAGAATGGTAAATCAGAACTTGCGGCAGCAGTAGCACTTTTGATGACCTGTGGTGATAGTGAATGGGGAGCAGAAGTTTATGGATGTGCTTCAGACAGGCAACAAGCTTCTATAGTATTTGATGTTGCAGTTGAAATGGTGGAGCAATGCCCAGCACTGAAGAAAAGAATTAAGCCTATAATGTCAATGAAAAGACTGGTGTATAAACCTACTAATAGTTTTTATCAGGTTCTATTATAGAATAGCATAGTATATGATGTTGAATAGATATTATATATTCAAAATA